CCAATACTTCATCCTTCTCGCGTTCTACGTGGGCAATTAAGACAAAATGGCACTTGCATGCGTCTGTCCATAGTCGGATGATTTGTTCGATCTGCTGTTGAGCTATGCCCCAATCGCTGATGTTACGGACAGGTTTATTACCAACTACCAAAGACATGGCCATGTGGGCGAGCCCTGCCATCCCATCAATTACGAGGACCTTATCTGTGCCCCACTCATCCACAGCCCCGTAGTTTTTCCCCGTCCGATCGTCTACGAAGTTATTCAAAATCTCCAGCATATGGATAAATCGATTATGCTTACTACGGTTTGGATCGTTAGCTTTTGCCAGAGTCTCCAATGACATAGTGTTGACCCGTTTAGCATTTTCCAGAAGGTCGGTGAAGGAGGCTTTAGCAGCAGCCAATTGATGCCAATGGAAATTCTCCGGGACAGGCTTTCCCTTATCCTTCCAAAATCCCTGCAAGGTTTCCAAGCCCGGCTCAAGACCGAGATAGAAAACTTGCAGCTTTGGGGATGCTTCGACCAGCGTGCCGATACTGTGGGTTTTCCCTGTGCCCGCCGGACCCATCAGCAACACATTAACTCCCGATAGTGCAATTTCATCAGGAGCCGTTGCCGCTGTCACAATTTCGCCAATAGTTGTCATAGGTTCGGATTCGCGTCAATTTCAAGTGAAATCCCGTTGAAGGTTTTCATCCCTTCTAGGATCTTATCGGAGTAGTACCTCTCCCCATCGGTGAAGAAAAACCGGCGTGGGTGGAGGGAGACCAACAACTCCCCACAGACTGCTGTTACTGGAAGATGCTGCAGGCAATCAGGGAGGTTTTGCAGCCACTCTGCCAACTCCCCGATCGACATGTTATCTTCTTCAGGTTTTTTCCAGTTCTCGGCCATTGGCCATCTCCTTATCCCACAATCGTAGGTGCAATTCAAATTCCCTTCGGATGACATCCTCTGGTAGGATCGCAGTTAGCTCCGGTTCCCAATTTAAAATCAAAGAACCGGGGATCACGTAACGGGACGGGCCGGGGTGTTGCTCGCAATGCCCGCCGATGATCCGCCATTCCCGCGTTGAGCCGTCCACCGGCATCCTCGCCCATATTTCTCCGCACGTAGGGCAGAACATTGCGTAGGGCTGCGGCTGCTGGGCTTCAGCGTGAACGAATCGGAGGGAGTCCTCAGAAGATCCCAAATAATCCCCAGAGACCCAAAAGTGGCGGATATAAGCCATAACAACTACCCGAGAAGTCCGCGCAACTCATCTCCGAGAGCCTTCGAGTCGCCTGCGAACACGCCGGGCAATTGAGGGGCAGGTGGAGCACCTTCTGGACGCGTGAATCCCCAGTTGGCTTCGTAGTCAGCAACAGATATTTCGGCACGCTCTAAGGGGTCCCACACTCTTTGCACGAAATGGGCTGGCAGCCATTCGTCAGGCGTACTGGATTTACAAATTCGCTGAAATTGGCAGCCGCCATATTCTGTACAAGCTCCGTCGAGGTCATAATCCCAGTATCCTTCTTCCCAACATTGAATCATCCTGCGGATATCTCGCAGGGTTTGCTTTTCCCACAGGGCAATCTCATGAGGGGATCGGTACGTGGGAACCTCCATCGTGTCGTATTTTGTCTTTAGAATTGAGACACCCCGAACAATAGTCCCCTGAGGTTTTATACTCTGTTGCATCAACGCCCAGTTATAGCCTGTAAACTGTGATCGCGTCTCCCACTGACGGGCGAATGTAGCACCTAGCGCCGACGTGGTTTTTTCGTCGTAGTTCCAGATGCCTGTTCCGTGTCGATTAGCAACCATGTCGGAACGTCCCGTATAGAGTAAGGGATTCCCAGTAACAGGATGGTTGATTTTGAGTGGTTCTGCGAACGAGAATTCGATGCCTTTGCGACCGCTGGGTAGAGTAATCGGCTCCGCACCATCGCCCCCTAATGGGTAGTTGAAGAGATAAAATTCGAAAGCTCCGAGCATGCGTTCGAGGGATTTTGCCGATTCTGGTGGGCAATCAAAATCCCCGTAGCTCTTGATAAGAGCTGTCATGCCGATCGCTTCAGCATCAGAGTCAGACTTGCCATCGACGTAGAAAGCTTCGCGGGCTGCTTCGATGGCTGAGGCGAATGCACCACCGGCGACCAAATGCACAGACTTAGCTACCGGTTTCCAGTGCTCAATATAGCTCAGGAAAAATTTCTGGGGGCATGCTCTGAAGGCCGCAATTAAAGTAGAGTCCAGAGCATTCGGGAACATGGGGCGGAATTTTTGCATATCCTAGCCCTCAATCGCCAGAAGACTGTTGTACACCGATTGCAATTCTGTAATCTTTTTCTGAAACTCTGCCCGCACTATCTGCATTTCTACCTGAACAGCTTTTGCTTTACCTGCCTTGAAGTCAAAACTATCTGGCACCTCGAAAGTAAAAGTTTGAGGTTCTGGAAGCATCACCCAACCATATTCAGTCATATCAGCAGTTGAAGCTGAATAGACTATTTTCGTTTCGTATTTGTCTTTTTCACTGTCGTAGTACATTTGCTCATCTACGTGAATGAACATTTGTTGAGATTGCTGCATTTTGAGCCTCTGTAGTTGTACTACGGTTAAATACCCAATTCCTTCAGCAGATCATCGGAGTTCACATCCTCCGGTTTTTGCTTCTTCGGGGCTTTGGCAGCTCCCGACGCAGCGCGCGCCTTCGGTTTCGGAGCTTCCAGCTGCGCGCGCTCCTTGCGGATTGCCTCGATTGCAAGCTTCATTTCTTCGATTGAGAGCTGGCCGAGAGCTGCGCGGGCTCGCCAATCCTGGATTTGCTCGTTAATCAATTCGGATGCCATAAAGTTCCTCAAATTGGTTTTCTACCGGGATTAACAAATAGTAATCTATGGGGGAAACCCATGTCTATTCAGTTTTAGTTTGAGTTAATTCCCAATTCTTTCTGGCAGCTATAGCAGCTTCCAAATCCCGGCCTGTATACAAGAGCTTGGAGCCGAATTTTTGGGGCGTCATAGCTATAATGTACCCATCTTTTCTTATGCTTACACCTTTAACACCTGAAACACTATCGTTCCTTACTTTTTGAACTCTTTTATTGTCGTTCTGTTCTGCCATAGTTGCCCAATGGCAATTACTCTTTGCGTAACCTTTACTGTTATCAAGCCTTTCTAAAGTTAGACCTTCGGCCGGATCACCCATATCAGCTAAAAACTGGGGGAATAGATCCCAATCTGGGTGAACTGAAATACCCCGGCCCCCGTAATAGGGATAGACAGGACACTTTGGATTGTTGCATCGCTGCCTCATATTTACCCAGCAATCATAGGCTTTTCTATGCAGCTCTCTCCACGGAGTTTTACCTCCCATATCAACCTCCCAAATACAGTTTTTTCTGTGCTCTAGAGCAACTCACGTATAAACACTGAAAAGCCTCCCTCCGATTGCGATTATATAAGACATCGGAGTAGTCTACGAGAACATTTCTATATGTACTGCCCTGTGACCTATGAGCGGTAATTGCGTAAGCGAATCTGACATCCATAAAAAGGTCTTTCAGATCCCAAAACCTTCTCCACAGCTTTGGATTTGCCTGCGCCTCATGCGCAAGCAGCTGGCAGTCGTTATCATGCTGCTGTTTGCTTATCGGATGGATTACCAGCAACCGGACGACTTGGTTATCCTCCCGCCGGACTTTCAGCTCCAACGCGTGATACTTCGGCTCCAGCGGATGCTTACACTCAATCACCCCTTCAACTATCGCCTCGTCGTCGGTATGCAGAAGCAACTCATCATTGCGCTCACAAGGACCAGCTGCCACCACGCGATCACCGACCAGAAAGAATCCTGGTTGTGCCTCGGCTCCGAAGATAGCTGTTCGCGCAATCTGGTTGTACTCGTCAACTTTGACGTTTCTCCAGCTAATAACCTTTGTAGTGCGACCATCCGCGAATTCCCCCCGAGCAGCTGCAGCGAAGATCTGCTTTTTGAAGTCCATCTTGGAAAGCTTCCAGACCCCTTCCTGCCCGTCGTTGTCTGATTTGATGCTGACGCACGGAGACGGGCTGAAGATGACCTGACGAATATCAGAAACGAGGGAGAGAATTTGGTTGTCATGTCGCATTACTCGGGTGAGTTGCACGCCCAGATCACCACGTAGGGCTAGGGATTCGGATTCCTTTACAGGGGGTAGCTGCGCCGGGTCTCCCATAAAGACTACCTTCAGGTCGAACTTGTCAGCGATGTCGCCCAAGAGTCCGAAGAGATGCTCGTTGACCATGGAGGCTTCATCGACCACAATCACATCAGTATCTGACAAGTCCACTGGCTTCCCATGGGCAATTTGCTTAGTCTCCCCATTCTTGTCTACTCGTAATCCGAGCAGCGAATAGATCGTGCAGGCTTGGCCCACGACCTCGCGAAGGACTTTCGCTGCCTTGTTTGTTGGAGCAGTGTAAGAAATTCGCACATTAGACGCCCCAATTCGGCGGACGACCTCCCGCATGCAAGAGGTTTTCCCTGTGCCTGCATATCCACGGAAGCAGAAACACCAATTGGTGAGGAGGGGGCTGCTGATGAAGGTAAGGAGTTCTTCGATTGCTTTGAGCTGTTCCGAGATGAATTGGAACGGGGCTTCTTGCTGGTAGAGGGACGAGTCCGCCCCTGCTTGGAGGATTTCTTCATGATTCATGAAAAGTGAGCCTTAAAAGTTAACTGTCACCGCTTGCGGTGGTGGAAGGATTACAAAAATTTAGTAAGATGCTTCAACCAATCCTTGACTTCGGGGTCCCTCTCTGCTCGCACAGTCTGCATTGCAAATTCTGCCATCCAGAGAAGTAAGTTTCTGTCCAGCTCAGTTTCGAGAGTTAGCGTGATTGGAGAAAATTCTCTCTCTATTTTCATTTCGATTCCTCCAGTACCGGTGCGTAATAAACACTCAACCCCAACATATCTGCAATTTTCTTTTCCCACTTAGCTCCTTTTGAGTTCTGCCAATCCGGGAGCAGAAAAATTGCATCACATTCGGGGAGAGCGCGGACGCAGAAATGCATGTAGTACTGGTGCATAGCATCTCCCCGCAAGGGGTCAATCGGTCCTTCAATGTGGATCGGGTTGAAGATGGAACAGCCAGCGGATAGGAGCATCTGCTGTGCAAAGAGAAATTGCGGGCGATTGTTGTCTTCAATATCGGTCACAGGCCCAGAGATGTAAACCACAGTGTTCGGTTGGGGCTTGTGTTCTGTGACTGACCACATGGAGCAGTTTCGGAAATCCATTGCTCCATGCGGGGTTTTGCCGAGGTCGGAAGGCTTGAGCCAGCAGGAAACTGCAGCATCACGTCGTTCGAGGGGGATCATTTTTTCTCCTGCCGGTCAATGGATTCTATAACTGCGACAGTGAGAGCGGCAAGTTTGAGTAATCTAGCCCTACCTTCCCAAATAGTGGAGGCTCTCACATAACCAAACAGCTGATGTTCCAAATAATGAAGCCAGTCTCGCTCATCGTGCCTATCGTCATGGGCAGGGCCTCCCCATTTAAGATCCTGCCTCTCTCTTTCTTTTTCGATCTGATTTAAGATTTCAGTTCTCATTTCACCACCTCCAAGTTCTCTTCAGTTAAAAGTTCATATTCAATCACATCAGCATGTTTCACCTTCGCCCCCAAGAGATTAAAAACAACAACATTGGGGCGAATTGATTTCTTTGCCTGGCCGCGCTTAACCATTGCCTCTAGCCGGTTACGGGCGACTGTTCGAGAGTCTTTGATTATAGAGGCATATTCGGCTGTGGTGACTTTCATGACTTCTTCTCCGCTTGCACCACCTTTCCGGCGGTGAGGGCGGCGCGGGCTTGATCCGCCCAAATTTCGACGGTGCGGCCTTTGTCGATGAAGTCGTGCCCCTCGGCCATCAGTTCGCTGATCTTGCGTAAGCGCTGCTCGGCGACATACAGAGCCGCCTCAAAAGCTTCCCGCTCCCCTATCGCCCCCTTTGCGGCGTCCTCGCCGCGCATCGCTTCGACGAACAAGTTGCGAGCTTCCCCGATCAGCTTCACGACGCGATCTCGCATCCAGTAAGCGTCATGGTCATATGACGGGTCGCCGTGATAGCGGCACGAAATTGCGGTGACTTCTGTTTCGAGCCAGCCAAATACGTCATCAGTCACCGCCTCGTCTGCTTGCTCGGCGTCGCCGCACGATTTCGCGGGAGCGGCAGTCTTTTCGTCCGTCATTTCACCATCTCCAGCGATTCTTCAATCTCCGAAAAAGTCCCATCCAGCTTTTGGAAGTATTCTCGAACCAATTGCTCAAAGAAAGCTGATTTCACCCCATGAGGGATTCGGTTCTCCACCTCGGAGGTTAGGTAGGAGTCGATACGCGCTACGAGGTGGTCCGGCAGGACAATGCCGACACGTTGCGGAGCGGAGGTTTTACGGGGGCGTCCCATGCGGGCTACTCCTTAAGAGAAATAGGGATACCAGACCAGCCCTGCGATTCGTAGCAAGCCGGGCACATAGAAACATACTGCGGGCGGATTTCCACCTCCCTAGAAAGTCGGGAGAGTTCGAAAGAGTCCTTAGGGGTGAGGTAGCTGATCGCCCGCAAGCGAAGGTGTTCTTTCTTGATGAAGACACCTTCCACGCGTTGGTGCTCTGAATGGCAGGTGGAACACACTTGGGAATGGATTAAGAGTACTGCGGAGATGTTGGACCAGCCTTCCGCACGGTCCTTGATCTTCTGGACGTCCTTATAGTGGGCTTCTACTTCCGGCCCGGTCATCCAGCTGGCCGTTTTGGGGAGGACTGCCCCCTTGCGGGAGGCTTTGATGCCTTGTTTTTGTTCGCGCTGCTTCTTTTGCAGGTCTACGGATTCCCCGAGAAGGGAATCGAGGTCTGCGAATTCGTCTATAGCCGAATCGATTGTCATGAGTGAGCCTCCGAATGAGTTTTTATTATGAGTTTTGTATGTGGAAATTGCAATCCAGTTTTCTAGAGAGTTTCCCGCAGAAAGTACTAATTAGTAATAGCGGTGGGAAATAGGAAAAGCCCCTGACGCGGGGGCGAAAGGGGCTTTTGGAGCAGTAAGGCGGATGGAAAGGAGGCTCAATTCTTTCCCTATTACTGCAAATTAGGGGGCCGAGGTACGTGTCCAAGGGTTTCGTCGGCCCGTCCCAGGTCGCGAAGTCTGGGTCGCACTACATTCGGGAGTTACCACCTAGCCGTCCTTTTATCAGCTACGGCCCGCTGCCTCCGCTTTCGCGGATCTTACTCGTCACCACCACCCAGTTCTTCCAGCAACGCATCCGTGTCCACCGCCTCACCCTTCGGCTTTTGCTTCTTCGCGGCTTCCAGCTTCTCAATGATCGGCTTGATCGTCGGATTAGCGCGCAGGGCCAGCTTCTCCGAATTGGTCTTGCTCTTCAGGTAGCTCTTAACCTGTTCTGCGGTCTTGCCGGAGACTTCAACCAGAGCTTTCGCGAGAACCGAAAGACCAGCCATTGCCGAGCTTTCGCTCTTCGTGCGCTCCGCACCCCACTCACCAGCTTCCAGTCGCGCGATGAGTTCTTCTTCGGCGATCACCATGTCTTCCACATCTTCCAGACCTGCGACTTCATCACCGAGCTTTTGCAGCATGCCATGAGCGGCAAACTTCGCGAAGAGGGGCTTGTTCGCTGCGAGCTTCAGGCTGCGCGTTTCGCCATTTACGAAATCCAGGCGGATCGTCACGTCGAAGCCATCTTCCGAAATATCTGCGGTCTTGAGCAGTCGGCGCTTGCCTGCAAACTCCACCTCACGACCATCCGTCATGACGATGGTTTTCACTTCGCGCTTTGCCTTCGTGGTTGCTGTCGTGCCCACTTCAACATGTTCCGTCATTGTTACTTACTCCAGGTTGGTTGTTCCGGGAGTCGGCCCGGTTGCCGGTTGTTCGTTGATTCGATGGGGTCAACTATAGAGCAGAGCAATTCGGATGTCAACCGCCTGCCGTTAGTCCTTCGTTTTGCGGATTTGCCGTAGCAATTCGAGATTGCTATCTAGGGTTGAGGGATGGTTGATTGGCGTTTGTCGGTCGATTCCTAGGGCATCTCGGAGGGCCGCAGCGTCCTTATCGTCACCGCGACGGTAGAAATGGAGCGTGCAACCGGCTACGCGCATAGAGAGGTGTTCGCACATAGGCACGAGGTCCGGGCGGTCCCCACACGAACGCAGAGCTTTAAAATATTTGAGAATTCGAAAGCGAAGGGAGTGGGCAATCTTCTGTTCGGCAAAGTCAATCGAGAATTCGGCCCTACCTTCATGCATAGCTTTGTCTACGCGACGTAGAACTTCCTCGAATTCTGGGCCGAAATCCTTCAATTGTGTTGAGCGTGGCATACCTGAAAACTCCCGAAAATGGCGGATGGTCCCGAGAACATGATCGATGGTCCCGGCATTTCCTCGGATGGTAGCAGGTTTACCCTAGTTAATGAAACCAGCAAGTAAATCGGCCCCTAGAGCGGGGCCGTGAGTTGGTTGATAGCGAGATATCGGAATAGCTAACGCGGCGCAGGTCCGGCCGATTTGATGTATTCCAATACCACCGACATGCCTTCAGCAAACCCCATCCGCCATAGGAATTTCTCCTGATCGGACATGCTGTTAGGGGTGGATGCGAGAGCGAGCTGGTAGCGATTCTCACACACCTCTCGTAGGGATTTGTGCCGGGTTTCGTGATCGGCTACGGTTTTGCAGAGTTGTTCCGTGATTGCCGGGGAGACCGGACGTTGCCATTGTTCCATCGTTGCTATGTGTCGTTCTTCTGCCATCTGAGCCTCCAATTTCCCACCGAAATTACAAATTAGTAATCCCGGTGGGATATTCCTAAATTAAGAGTGAGCCGCGACTACAAACTCACCCCATTCCGTTGCTGTCAAATCCACCATACGATGCATCACCGATACGCGGTAGGTCGGTTCGGGGAAGAGGGACGCGAGCAACATCGCTAACGGCTCTACGCTATCCCTACCCGTCACCCAATTGGTCTCAAACAACCGATGACCGCTCGTTTCCACAATCACTTGATATTGGTGCATGTGAGCCTCCAGTTTGTTTCACGTGAAACTATCGGCCCCCCGATTTCCCCTTAGAAATACCCGTGTTGTAATAGCCAGAAAAGGCCAGAGAAAAACATTATTATGGCAACGATGAAACGGATTAGGAACATAGGCAATCTCCTAGTAGGGCCGCACGTCGATCAGCCCCCGCAGCCACATCCATGCCGCATAGCTAACAGGTTGCGTGCATTCCCTAGCACAATGTTTTTTGTAGGTGATGTAGCGAATGAACACCACAACCCCCTCACTCACATTCGAATTCATTTTCGACTCCATCCCCGCCGGGGGCAGGTTTATTTTAATCCCACGCGGATAGCTCCGCAATGCAGAACTATGGGCGTGGGATCGGTGCTTGGGCTATTCGGAGATGGAAACGAGCTTCTTCTTGCTCGTGCGTGCGTTGAGTTTCGCGGCAACCGGAGTGGGTTGCTCTGCGATGTCCGCTTCAATCCCCGAACCATCCCCCGCGTTTTCATCCGGCTGCGGCTCCATGCCCAACTCATTGAGCAGATCGTCCGTGTTGACGCCATTCACGACCGTAGCGGCCTGCAGTTCCGCCATAATTTGCACCACACGAGGGTTTTTGCGAAGCGCGGCGCGCTGCTCTTTGGTCTTTGCCGAGAGGTAATCACGAACATACAACTCGTCACGTCCAGTCATTTTCATGAGAGCGCGGAGCAGGATGTTGTTCACGCCCGCTGTGGATGTGGTGCCCTCACCGCTCGCCCGGTTCTCATTCCACTTGCCGTCCGGCGAGGCGAGCCGATCAGCGATTTTCTTCACCGCGAGGTACTTGTCATCCACGCTGGCCGATGCGCCGGTGTCGAGGTTCCGAGAGATCGCTGCAGCATCTACGAGTTTTTGCTTCAGCCCGTGGAGAATTGCCATGTTGCGGATGTCGTCATTGAGTACGTTGGCATCTACGACAATCTCTTTCCCGTTTGAGAAGTTGAGTGTAAGCGTCATTTTCGGGAGGTAGACGTCAGCGGAGATTGTGGACTTCTTGCTGGATACGATTGCCATGATTGAGCCTCTTTTAAGCAGATGAGGGATTCGGTCCCACTACCGTTTTGCGAGGTACATTATCCCGTCGCATGGAGATACATTAGAGCAAAAGACTGAGAGTTGCAAGCACTCTCTACAACTATTTGCACATCATGATGACTACGGTCACGACCAGCCCGATGCACAACACGTAGCATGCTCCGAGTGCGAGAAATTCTTTCCATAGCGGGATGTCGTGCCGATTCGCGCGCCGCCATCCGATTGAGTGGGAGTGGTGTTTCATACCAGATACCACACAAATTTCAAACACGCTATGACACCGACAAGCATTGCCATGACCATGACGAATGTATAGATGCCGTGGAGAGTTTCGAGGGTGTCATCACGACACAATTTCCACTCCCCTTTCCAGTACTCCCAATTCGATTGCTCGTCCATACAGCCTCCTATCGGGGTTTCCCCCATACTTTACTAATTAGCAATCGCGGGTGGAAACTCGCACTCTCAGCCTAACACCACACTACATCATCATAGCTCACGCAATGCAGGAACCTCACATTGCACCACACCTCGTAACACCGATGGCGGATAGCGAGGTGTAACGAGCGGTGGGTCGCGTAGACAGTCACCCCGAATTCAGCGTAGAACATCTCAATTCCCCTTCCCACACAACACATAATGCGCGAAGTCGCAATCCCCCGCGCCACCATTGCCACCATTCCCCCCGCCATTGCTACTAGCTCCCGATTGCGAGCCGTGCGCAGCCGATCCTAGTGCGCCGCTATTGCCACCGCCGTGGTGCCCGTGATTGGCGGATGCGTTGGATGCGTAGACATTGGCGACTCCACATACGACTAGGAGAACTACGCCGAAAAGAATTTGTTTCATGACAGCACCCCCACCACACTAATAACAGCGGACACGTCCAATCCGAATGCCTCTACATCGGCCCAGAAATCCTTTACAGCTTGCTCCGCCGCTTCAGCCCTATACTCGTGAGTCGTAATACCACTGCCCGCGATAGGTGCGGCGAGCACGGTGATTTGGTACTTTCTCATGACGCCCCCTTCGTTACGTGAACAACCGGACGGGTGATGTAGTAAACCCCGTCTACCCAAGCGATGAATTGATGTTGCATGCTATTTCCCCTCTACCAACAGGTCGCCGTGAATCCAATCTGCATACTCACCGAAAGTCGTCCTGAAATTTACGAGATACCGCTCACCCGTCTCGTCAGATTCCGCGAGCACGACATAACCGCACGCGTCGTTTGCCTCATGCGCACTACACACAACCCGAACCAGAGACCCGATTGCGAACATTTCTATCTCCTTTTAATTGTTACCGTACAGAAATTGATCCAGCTCCTTCTCATCCCGGATTTCCACCGTGGCCCAATAAGTCTGCCCTTTACCCGTATTACGTTCGTCTCTAACTTCAATCACATCCGATGCATAGTTGATATGTGCGATGTGATTTTTACTTAACACACTAAACATATAGTTCAGCTCCTTTGCCCGCTCATTTGCCGTGATCAATGCGTCACGTGCTTCTTTCGTACGCGGGCACCGATCAAACACCGTGTTGGCATGTTCACATTGCTTGCACATCATTTTAAGTTCAGACGGCGTGTAGAACCCCCGCATGGATACCCCGAACGAGCCATCATCAATCACGAACTCGCAGGGCAGTTCGAATCCGAGTTCCGGGAACATTGCCATCAACTCATCACTAGTGATTACGCCGTTGCTCATTTCAATCTCCGGTTGGTTGCATACCGCATTTCGGGCGTTGCATGCTGCGGTACTACGGTTAGAAATATAGACCATTTTCCAAGCCTCAACGCGATGATATTTATCTATCAGGTTCTACGTGGCTGACTATCGGATGTAATCGACTACCATCTCACCTAACTGACTCGCGGGTAAGCCATTTCGTATGTGAACAACTCGCACGACTGACAATACATATTAGAGGAATGAGGAGATGAATCAGCCATGGAGCTACGGTACGCGTGACACCTAATCGCTAGCCCCTCCCACTCACTACCGTCATTAGCATAGCACGCTAGCTCTCATGGTCAGCCATCGATGTGAGGCCGTGTGTTAGAGCTATCGCTTTAGATGTATGTGAGTGGTCACTATCGGGCTGCGGGCTGCCAAATGTTGATAATTGGTGATTATGTCAAATGGGGAGTGCGCGAGGGGTAGGGAGGGGGAAATTCCGAAGGAGGTGTGAAAATTTGCAAGACACCATCCTATTTTTTCTGAAATTTTTCAATTCTCTCGATTACTGATAACAATTCCTAGCATCCTACTGTTAGTTTTTTCTCTTAGTAGGGGTTTTTCTCATAATTTATTCCCTTACCCGCGAGCCAGTTTGCGAGAGGGGGTAGTCGATTGCGGTGCGTGCGAGGCTGTAGGTGGGTTTCCTTCCGGGATTACTAATTGTTAATTTATGTAGAAAATCCGCTGAATTGTTGTTCTGTCCCTAGTTGTTGCTGGCTGACCTCACGGGGGCTTCGCGCGTAGCGTGCGAATATGTTATCTTCACGTTAAATTAGCCCCTGGAGGGATGCAATGAAACTGAAATATACCCATGAAGCGATGATTGATCTGATTATTGCTGAGCCGACAGTCACGAATAAGGAACTTGCCACGATCTTCGATTACTCGGAAGCGTGGATTTCCCACATCCGATGTGCAGATAGCTTTCAGTCCCGAATCGCGGAGCGGAAGGCCTTGTTGGTCGATCCAGCTATCCGTCGTTCTATCGAAGATCGCCTGTCTGGCATCACCGTCAAAGCAATAGACCGAATCCAGGAGGTTCTCGATGGACCCGACGCTTCTGCATCATTTGCTCTTGATGCTCTTGGCATTGCTGCAACCGGCCTGAAGGGGCTGTGATGTCCGACGAATTTGCAATAGCTATTCAACAGATGGCTGATGCGAATACACTTGCATCTACAAGCCCTCCTACAGCCTCTTCCGCTCTTCGCTACTCGCCAGAACTGATGGTTGACATCATCCTCAACAATCCTGACTACAGCCCGAAGCAGCTCGGAGAGATTTTCGGCCGTCCGCAGTCGTGGGTGGCGCAGGTGCTTGCCTCCCAGTCTTTTCAAACCGCTCTCGATCCACATCGCTCGCAGGTACTCAATCCCGAATATGCAATGACTCTTGAAGAGCGCTTTCGTGGCCTAACCATTCGCTCTCTGACTGTCCTCCAGGAAAAGCTCGAAGCGGGCAAGGCTCTCCCTGACATGACTGTAGTTAAGATCGCCGAACTCGGGATCAAGGCACTGGGCGTGGGGCAGAAGGTAGAAAAGCCAATCTCTCCTGAAGACATCCCCCAGAACTCTTCAGAGAAGGTCGCGGAGCGCATCATGGCGGCTATGCAAAAGCGAAAAGAAGCGGAAGCGTCCAACACCGTGGATGTGGAAGTGAAGGAAATCCCGAATGGCGAATAGTCTGCAGACAACTCTCAAGAGAACAGAACTCAATGCCGAACTCATTGAGGGCTTTGCTGTAACCTATCTCTACTCAGGCTTTGACGAGCCTAAACCGACCCCTCAATTCCACCGGGAAGGTTGGGAGTTGTATAGCTCGAATGCCCTGCAGGCCTCTGTCATCGCCCCGCGCGGTCACGCCAAATCCTCCGCACTCACCCATGTCTTTATCCTAGCGACGTGCCTGTTCCGGGTAGAATCCTACGTCATCCTCATTTCCACTAATGAGGAATTGGCAATTGAACACTTGGGCGACATCAGCCGGGAGCTAACTGAAAATGAAGAACTCATCACCGACTTCGGAATCAAAGGATTCATCACCAACAGCAAAACTGAAATCATCGTTGAATTCAATGATGGACACCAGTTCCGAATACTTGCTCGGGGGTCGGGGCAGAAACTGCGAGGGCGTAAGTGGCGCGGTATGCGACCAGGTCTTATCGTCTGCGATGATCTTGAAGATGATGAACAAGTTGAAAATAAAGAACGACGGGAAAAGTTTAGAAAATGGTTCAATCGTGCTGCCATGCCGGCACTGCGGAGAGGCGGTAAGATTCGAGTGCATGGGACCATCCTGCATGAGGATTCATTACTAGCCCGCTTCCACAAGCAAACCCGCGAGAACAAGAGCTGGCAGGTAAAATTCTACAAGGCTCACAAAGCCTATGATGATTTCTCCGAAATCCTCTGGCCGGAGCAGTTCACCGAATCCGACCTCCAGGCAATCCGCCAGCGATACATCGACGATAACGACTCTTCTGGCTATTCCCAAGAATACCTCAACGATCCTTATGACAACACGGACGGCTACCTCAAGAAAGAATACTTCAACCCGATGGAAGAAGAGGACTTCGATGCGGACGTGCAGATTGCTGCTGGGGTCGATTTTGCTATTAGTAAGGCTGCTAAAGCAAACCGCAGCTCGTTCACATTCGCGGGCAGGACGGTAAACAACACTCTCAACTTCTTCCATCAGGACAAGGGCCGATGGGGGACAGATGAAATCATTGACAAAATGCTGGAGTATGAAGAACAGATCCATCCTGATGTGTGGTTTGTCGAAGATGGTGTGATCTGGAAAGCGATCGAGCCGATCCTTCTGCAGGACATGCGGATCAAAAACATCTTCCTCAATATCGTCCCTCTTCCCTCGGTTAAGGACAAAGCCACTCGCGGACGATCCTGGCAGAAGCGTATGAAAGCGGCTACCTGCAAATTCGATAAGCAAGCCGAATGGTATCCCGACTACGAACACGAATGCCTGCGGTTCACTGGCTACTCCGACTCGATCCTTGATGACCAATTCGACAGCTCTGCTATCTTGTCCCGAGGCTTCGACTCTCTACCTATGATGACTGAAGAAGACTTCATGACCGAGGAAGAGCTGGAAGCAGCCCGCACCGATCCGCCTGGGCATCAAGGCCGAAACGCAACTACAGGATATTAACCGCTATGTCAGCAACAATTGCGCAGCAAGATTCGGTCAGCATGCCCGCAGAGCCAGAAATCAAACAGCGATTTGATCTGGATGAGATTTTGAACAGTCCGAATTTGGCAGAAAAGCTGGATGAGGACACGCGGAAGGCTCTCGGTCGCTGGGTCGTTGGGGGTTATGTGAAAGACATCTCCAGCCGCACTCAATGGTCTGAGCAACATGCAGAGGCTATGAAGATCGCCCTGCAGGTGAAGGAGATGAAGAATTTCCCCTGGACAAATGCGAGCAATGTGAAGTTTCCGTTGGTGACTGTCGGAGCATTGCAATTCCTCGCGCGAATCTCCATCCTTACCAAAGGCAGTAATCTGGCTAACTTCCGAATTCAAGGGGAAGATCCTGAAGGAAAGAAGATGGCCAGGGCAAAACGGATTAGTCGGCATATTAATATCCAGCTGACTGATGATGACCCGGCATGGGCGGATATGGATGAGCAGACGAAATTCGCGGCTAGCTTGCTCGGATCGGCTTTTAAGAAAACCAGTTACGACGCAGTTTCTGGGATCAACTGCAGCGAGTTCGTCCCGGCACAGAACTTCGTAGTTGATTACAACTGCAAGAACCTGCTCACGGCTCAGCGCTACACCCATGTGATTAACATGGATGAGAACAAGCTGATGGAGAGGATTCATCGGAAGATCTTTATCAAGGAAGAAAACACCCACGCGTCATCTCCTGACCAGATCATGGTCAACATGCTGGAACGTGCCGCCAGAGAAGTCCAAGGCCTCTCCCCGAATGCCGAATCCGAAGATGTTCGAGTGCTGGAGCAGTATTGCTGGTTGGATCTTGATGGTGACGGCTATCGGGAGCCCTATATTATCAGCGTACGAGAAGATACTGGCCACTTGTACCGTATTGTTGCTCGCTTTTATGATGATGGTTCTATCCACAGGCGGTTAGACGCGCGTCAACGCCAATTTGAAACTCTGGCAAACCTTGCAACAGATGCTGCACAAGCCTCCCTTTTGGAAAGACGTGCTGTCGCCGTTCGTAACAGCAAAGAGAACACGGTCATCCGAATCGACCCGGTGCAGTTCTTTACTAAATACACCTTTGTGCCATCCCCCGATGGTGGGTTCTATGGATTAGGGCTTGGAGCTCTGCTCGGGCCTGTTAATGAGGCCGTCTCCACCATCATCAACCAACTGATTGATTGTGGGACAATGCAAACCACTGCTGGTGGCTGGATGGCACGTGGGGCTAGGATGAAAGCAGGAAAAACTAGCTTCGATCCGTTTGAATGGAAACATGTTGATTCGACTGGGGATGATTTGCGTAAGTCTATTTTCCCCCTCCCGGTGAATGCTCCTAGTGATGTTCTATTTCAGTTATTGGGTGTGCTTATTCAGTATGGGGAAAAGATCAGCTCGGCCACGGACATCATGACCGGGGTTTCTCCTGGGCAGAACACCCCGGCAACTACCTCCCAAGTGACTGTTGAACAAGGCATGATGCTCTTCTCCGGCATCCACAACCGGATGTATCGCTCCTTCCGCCACGAACTGACCATTCATTACAAGCTCAATCAGACTTTCTTCCAGCATTCTCCTAGGTTCTGGGAACTCACGCAAGGCCCGGATGCAATTTTGCAAGCTGACGACTACCGGCAGGGCAACTTCCGGGTGTTTCCTTCAGCCGACCCGACTGTAGTCAGCATGTCGCAGAGGAAAGAGAAAGCTGATAAGCTCGCGCAGGCAGCTATGACCCCCCTGGGAGCCCTCTGGGACAAGGCAGTGGTCTCTCGCATGTGGCTGGAGGCTAACGAATGGGATGTGGAAGAGATATTCCCTGATCCGCAAGGCCCGCGTGCCGTCAAACCCCCGGTTGATCCGAAGACGCAGATTGCAATGGCGAAGCTGGAGCAGGAAAAGCAGGAGCATCACGACGATATGCTGTTGGAAGTGGCGAAGTTGCAGCAGACTGTTGCCCTCAACAGAGCGAAGATCCTGGAATTGCGTGCACAAGCTGCAGAGAAATTCGCATCTGCAGACGGGGAAGGGACGAAAGAGCAGATTGGCTTGCTCAACGCTCGGATCGGAGCCCTCAAGTTGCACAACGACACTATCCTTAAAGGGGCCGATCTGGCCTTGAAGAAAGCAAAAACTGGCTCCGATGTGGAAGGGTCGTATCATAAAATGATGATGGACGTGCATGATCGGCTGACAGCGCAGGAAGCTGCCGATCGTGAAAACCTTCCCCAAACCCAACCGACTAATGATGGAGCGGCAACTTGAAACTCCCCCAAGACTACGGCCCTGAGGATTTCCTCGGATGGCTGCAAAATCCCATCACGCAAACATTTCTGAATAGCCTGCGGGATGATCGACAGGAGATAATGGAGGCGTGGGCGAGGCGTGCCTACACAGGTGACGAGGGGCAGATGACCCTGCAGTTGAATGCTGTAGGGCTGGCTCAGGTCAAAACTATTGATGAATTGCTGCAGAATCTAGAATCGAGCGCTGATGAGGCTCGGGAGATGGTTGCGGAAAAGAATAGGAGAGGGTAATGGCAGAGTATCTCCAACCCGGCTGGCGCACTACCAACAAAGGCCCCAATCCAGATAACAAATCCGGGTTTCGAGCGACGGGACACCGTATCTTGCTGGAGACTGAGGAAGTCGAAAAGAAATCCGCTGGTGGGATTGTCTTCATCGAAAAGACTGTTGTAGCTGAAGCCAACCGCGCGCAGGTTTGCACTGTGCTAGAGATTGGGCCGGATGCGTGGTCGGATAAGTCTACAGACTATTGTGAGGTTGGCGATCGTGTGCTGGTTGGGCAGTATGTTGGCAAAATGCACGAATCCCCGATTGATGGTAAAACTTACAGGTTTGTCGCTGACCTGGATATCATCAGCCCACTGCCGAAGAAGGAAGTATGAGTTACCAGATCAACTGGAAGGTGTTCGTGTGTGACCTCGGGCTCACCGAAGATGAAATTAAAGAGGTCTCTTCGAACAAAGTTCAAGTGGCTTTGCACACTGCGATCATCAAAGAGCTTCTTTTCCTCTTCCCAGATCTGCAGAATAAATTGCAAACCGGACTCAGCCCCTCAGAAGTCGTTTTCCTCCGGGATTAATAATTTGTAATCCCGGTAAATAACCGTAGTTCCATAACTGGAGTTATAGCAATGAACATACAAAACCTCACACAAGCTGAAGTTTCACAAAATACAAATGACATCAAAAGTGCCACAGAAATTTTACATGCTGTCGCGGATATTCATAGAATGAAAATAACAAATGAGTCCCGGATAGAACTTATCCAACGGCAAGTAGAACGATTGTATGAACTTCGCCGTGGTGCCCCCACTGGAGAACGTCATGTTGAAAAGTCCATAGAGCAGATCGAAGGTGTTCTTCGGAATCTTAAAGGTCTACACTAAATAGAATTTCCACTACTGGAGTTATAGCAATGAGCCTTGCTTTGAGAAAATTATTCCGCCAACTGCACGAAGAACAGACCGGGGAGGGTGGGGAGGGTGGTGGAGGTTCCGACCACGATACCGCAGTTGCCCGCGAGCAGGAACTCGAAGCCTCCCGCAAGGGCTGGCAGCCGAAGCACAAGTACAAAGGCCCTGAAGGTGGTTGGAAGGACGCTGCAAC